TGCCGAGACCAATTTTGGTCGACGACGCAATCTCTCGCGCGATCGAAATGTCGAAGACAGATTATCCCATGTCGGAGGATATAAGGAACAATTTGCGAGTGTATGTTTCTGGTAGATGTAAGAAACACACTATTGTTCCAAATATCTTCCCCTCTTCCAGATCGTCCTGCTTTGAGTGGCCTGCCACTCGTGGCGGGATCGACGGCTACCTGTTCTCTGTGGGTTCCGCGTGTGAGGCGCCTCCTCACGACGGTCCAATCAGCCGGATCGTCGAGAAGCGCCTCAAACGGGAGGACCTTTCCATGTACGCCCAAGACTCGCTCGGACAGTTTGCGCTTCGCAACGCTGCTGTCGTTCTCTCTCCACACGGACCGCGAATACGGTTCGTTGAAGAGGGCGAGTGGGGTCTTGTGGATTGGTACTCCGAGGTCACAGAGGACATCAACTTGGCATATCGTTGCGCGGGACTTCTCGCTTTGCGCCGGTGGCGCTCCCTTAATAAGGAGCCACCCCGGTTGAAGCTTGAAGCCCTGCGATCTCCCGGTATGAAGGTTCGAGTAATAGGCGTGCCTAGTGCTCTTACCTTCGTCGAGGGGGATTGGATACGTCGATCGTCCCGGATGCTTGCACCCGGTCATTGGATGATCGACGACCACAACGGCCTGCCAAGAGGATTGAGGGCAAAGAGAGGCTCGCAATTTGTATCGGTGGACTTGTCCAACGCTACAGATGGCTTGTCTCACGATGCCATCAGGGCAGTCGTCGAGGGCCTTGTGGACGGTGGCGCAATCAGAAGGTCTGATGCGCGCGCCGCCCTCGAAGGCCTCGGTCTGGAGCCGCGAGCTGTGTGGAGTTATAAGGGCTCCACATGGCTCGCGAAGAGGGGGTCTCCGATGGGCACTCCTCTTTCCTTCATTATCCTTTCCTGGATAAACGACTGGGCTACCAGTGCGTTCTCCAGAGCTAGACACCACGGTGACGATGCTGTTGGCCGTTCTGACCAACCCTACGAGGTTGAGGAATACTCGCAGGGCATCGCACTTTGTGGTGGCTCGCTGAACCTTACCAAAACCTTCACGTCGACGTCCGGCTGGACGATGTGTGAGGTGGCGGCTTGGCCGAAAGGAAATGGAGGAGGAACGGGCGTCTTTGTCCCTCCGCCTTGTCCACCGCCGGGCCTTAGGGCCCCGGTCGCGGCAGAGTCCCGGTGTGGTAGCCGGTATCTGCGTAGACAAGAAAGAGTGATGAAGACTCTCTTCCCATGGTGTGTCAAAGACCATCGCATGCGACTTCCGAAGTCGTGCGGTGGCTTTGGCTACCTGGGGAGAGGGCTTGCCGTACCCCTCTCTGTCAGAAGAAGACTCGGGACACTCGTTAGTCGAGGTCCAGAGTATCTGGCAGCGAGGGGCGTGGTCGGCAAGCTTCCGTTCCGTGAGGAGGGCCTCTACCCCCACCCCTTGATATCGGTACCATCCAAACCGCGCGAGTACCACCTCGCGCGGCGTATGGTGGAATCCGAGCCCCTCGAAGATAAGGAGCACGGTGTACCGGTATCCGTCATTGATCTCACCATCTTTGAGAACCAGCTGATCGAAAGTCAGTATAGGTTGCTCGCAGGTGATAAGTTCAAACGACGTTGGGGAGGGGATAGACCCGAAAGAACCAAATCGAAGCCCTTGTTCCGACGATTCGAGGGACACCTCGCGCCTCCGCTTACGAGGAGGCACGGAGCGTTCGCTCTCGATCGTTGGGCCGTCAAACTGCAAGGAATGACGGTCAAGGTATTCGAAGATGTAGCATCTGAGATTCGGGGTCGAACCCCAGATACCGCGCAGGGCTAACCAGCC